ACATTGACAAACTTCATAATCATGGGCAGGAGTTGTTCGCCCAAGGCAATCGCAATGGCGGTGATATTGTTTTTGAGATTCTGAAGCTGCGCGCTAAAACTCTTGGTTTGAATATCGAAAATTTGCCTGACCGAACCGGCTGAGTTCTTGAGAATCGCCAGGTCGGTGTTGAATAACGACAGGCCATCGGACAAGAGCGCAAAGGCACCGCGCACCCCGCGCATTTCGCTAAATAGTTGCGCGATTAGCTCTTCTCTACCGCCAGTCTTTTGCCAGATATCCGCGAGAACCGTGCCCAGCCCTTTCTTGAGCGCCTTAGCCGATAAATCAATACCCAGGAATTGCGCCAGGTCCATTTGCGCATTCGAGGGTTTCAAGAATGTCATCAAAATACGATTGAGTGAAGTTGCGGCTTCCGAAGGCTTGATACCGCGCTTGGTCATCGCGGTCATCGCGGCCATGGTGTCCTCAAAGGGCACCTTGAGCATACCCGCGGCTCCGATAAAGTCACCCATTTGCTCGGTTAAGTCTTCAAAGCGGAAAATACCAATATCTACCGCGCGCGCCATCTTGTCAGTATATGAAGTCGCGTTATCCGCGGAATCATTATAGGACTTGAGCGCAATTGCTACGGCCTTAGCAGTTTGTAATTGGTTAGCCATGCCCGCGGTTGCCGCCATCGTAGAGGCGTCGAGGACTTTTTGCGCGTCAGCCCCATAAAAATCCGCGGATTGAATCTCGTAAAAAGCTTCAGCTAACTCCTGTGGTGAGGCTACGGTCTTGGCAATATCTGTGGACATGCCAATGAATTTCTGGCCTAGACTTTCTAGCTGGGATTCAGTTTGTCGCCCAATGGATTGAATATTGCGCAGTGATTTTTCGTATTCAATTGTAGTTTTAGTCGCGGAGACTAAACCCGTAAAAATCGGTGCGCTGATAAGCGCGGTGGTCATCAAGCCCGTCGCGGAGATGGTTGAGGCTAAGCCTTGCCAGCGCGCGCGGAGATTAGTCACCGCGACCGTCGCACGCAGAGTGGCTTCAGTCAGGCGATCTACGACCGGTACAGGTAAACCCTGCGCGACTAAACCAGCATTGGCCCGTCGTAGTTTAGCTAAATTCGTCGCGTAACGACTTGCCATCCGATCAACTTCTTTGGATAGCAAGTCCACGCCACGAATGACAATAATCGCGTTGCCTAGACCTTGTACAGGCATAATCTACACCTTATAAAAAAGTGCGTGCCGCAGACGAGACACGCACTCAGAATTTACGCTTGCTCATCGCGACTTCATACTCATTCGCAACCAGCCAGTTGCGCAGCACGGCATCTGCGGGTTCTTTAGCCAGTTGCGACGGTAGACAGCTGTAATGCTTACACAGTAACGCTTCCAGGATTTCCCAATTCGCGGGGCCACCGTAGCTACAAGCTACTATGGCTTTCCTTAGTTTGGGGCAAGCGTCGTCAGGTGTTCCAGATAAGCATTCGCGACTGCGGACAAGAGTTCGCCGTCCATGTTAGCGTCCATCGCGTCGGGAGTCGGCGGGTAAGGCTCACCGTTCTCATCCACGAAGTTCCACTCCAACATGATACGCGCGATGCCCTTGATGATAAGTTCCAGATCGCCCGATGAGAACCACTTCAGTACACCGATGGGCGGATTGGTACGCGCGGTAAATTCCCAACCCTCCCACGGGCCGGTTAGTTGCACAGTGGCTTTGTTGATCGGGGCTTTACGGACTGTCATATAATTAATATTAACCTTTCTTAGAATGTCGCCTTGGTAACTGAACCAGAGCGCGATTCGATGGTGCCAGAGATGGTGATGGCGTTGTCCAGATCAAATGAGATTTCGTAAGTGGACAGCACGCCCGAACCGGAATACTTGTCGTTGCCCGAAGATGAACCTGCGGGACCAAAGACAAAGGTATTAGAACCTGCCCACATATTGAACAGAGCTTCATCGATCATCGCGGTATTATTGCCGATGATTTCGTTATCGTAAAAGCCTTCAAAGTCCAGGCTCCAGTCCGTGATGCCGCCAGAGAGGCGTTCACGCGTGGTGGAGCAGAAGGTGGTAACCTCCGGCGCGTCGCGTTCCTGGTTGAGCGTGATGGAGTTTAGATCGCAGCCGAGCGCGATACAAGCCGTGTTGCCATAAGAGGCCGCGAGGTACGCCCCGCGGGCAGTAATCTTTCCCATGATCTAATCTCCTTAGCCAAACGTCGCGGTGCGCGTTAGCGAACCTGAACGTCCAACCAGTGTAAATGAAATCTTGGCCGCATCTTCTGCGACTTCGTTGATTTCGTAGGTGGTCAAGGTAGCGCAGGCTGAATACATGGGCGATGTTGAGGTTGAGCCTGCGGGACCAAGCTTGCAGAAAGTCGCGCCGCCATTGGCAAAGACGGAATTCAGCAAGCAGCCGGTTTCACACGCGGTCGCGGAATAGAAGCCATTCACGGACATTTCCCAGTCCTTGATACCGTCTACAACGCGTTCACGCGCGCTGTTACCAAAACCAGTGACTTCAGTAGCTTCTGAGGATAGCGAGAGCGTGATCGAAGATGTCAGACCGGAAACGGATCGACATACTCCCGACGCGTCATAAAGGTAGAGTGACGCGTTACGCGCGACAATTTTAGCCATGCGATGGCCTCCTGGAAAGGGTAAACAAAAAAGCGGTGGGCATCCATGACAGATTCCCACCGCTTTTAGAAAATTGTTATTCGATTATCGGTTCAGGATGGTGCTATTATAAACGGCTTTGCAGGCTTTGTCAAGAGGTTGTTCAAGACCATTCTTTGGCTTGGACGGTGCCTTCGAGGGGGAGCCAGGAAGTACCGTTGATACTGAGCGCGATTTCGGGATTGCGCGTGAGGGTGATGCGCGGGACCGACACGCAGGTGCCTTGTAGAGTTTGATCTGCTTCGATGGTTTGAATGATGGTCGTCGCGCAGGAGTAAGTACGCGCGAGGGTGGCTTCGGGGTCGCCGGTATCGCGCACAAAGGCTTTGATTTGGAAGTCCCAGATACGTTCGCGGCCCGTACCAAAGGTCATCTCGGCGTCGTCTAAGTTAGTATAAGAGATGAATAAAGCCGCGTAAGCCGCGTTCTCTAGGATCGCGTAAGAACAGGTGGAAACATTACCTGCCCCAAACGCGGAGGCCGCGGAGAACATGGTGTATAAGGCCTGTGCGATAGATGATGGACTATTGACGGTCATAACAGACCTCCGGGTGTGCCACTGGAACCGCGAAACGCGGATTGAAAGGCGGCGAGTAAATCTTCGACAATTTCTTTCGGGGCGTCGATTTCACCGCGCAGTTGCGCGAAAGCACGTTCATCAAAAGGATTGGGTGCGGTACCAGGATGATGCACGATGGTGATACGCGTGCCGCGCGGTAAGTCAGGCCACCAGAGATACTTCTTGAAACGCGGCGTGATGATATGCGGGCGTGTCCCGCCCACCATCCAGTTATATTTCAGAGCCGCGTTTGCGCCCGTGGTAATTACGGAGTAATCCAGTTGGCCCATGCGCTGGACTGTGAAGGAATCGCGTAGATGCTGCGGGTAGCGTGGATCAGGCCGATCCTGATAGGGCGCTTCTTCTTTGAGCAGTTGCGCGAACTTCTCTGTGGTCTTGCGCACCCAATACACGGCGGAACGCGGCGCGGTTGCGCGCATCTGCGTGAAGGCGTCCGATATCTGGTCAAAGCCATGCATGTCAACCTGAATGATGGGCATAGACTAAAGTCCTGCTAATTCGCGAATCCAATTAGCTAAACGCCAGTAAGCTTTGCCGTCTACTGCGCCAAAATACTTGGTCACAAACGCAGACGTATCGACCGGCGGCTCCGCAACGCCATCTAAGACTGATACTAACGCATCTACATCCGCAGGGCAAGTCAGGACTTCGGGATCATTAGCAAAGCCATTGATGGCCGCGAGGCGGATAAAAGGATAGCACGCGGCTTCGACCAGAACATTGGATGGCCCTAGCGCAATCGCGAGGTCAGTCGCGTTGAGAAACACATCCAGGTGCTGGTCAGAGACGATACAGCGCACGCCATATTCTTCCGCGAGTTTTACATGCTGTTCGACGTTTTGGCTGCGTGGATGGCACTTGACCAGATATTGATAGTAAGGTCGTCGTGAGGCCGCAGTAAGAAATGCGCGATAGCCTTCTTCGACTACATCGGTGCAACCGAGCAGGTTAGTGTCCTGTCGCCAGGATGAGAAGTAGGTGATGACAGGTTGATTAGCCTGGAGATTGAGCAAGCGTTGAGCATCCGCGCGGAAAGGCTTGAGATTCGCGAAACGGTCTGCGGCCAAGGTCGCAGTCATGCGAATTTCAGCTTTAGGGTCGCGCGCGTGATACCATTGCGCCTGGAATGGCCCTGCTGCCGCGATACGCTTCGCGGTCACGATATCATGAATATCAGTACCGATAGGTCCGCGCTCATCGGTGTCCATGTAGACCGCGTGCGGGATATGCAGGCAAGGTACGCCATGCGCTTCCGCCCAAGCCGCCATCAGGCGCGTCGCGGGTTCCACGTCGTTATGCACGACAATCACATCAGGCTTGAGTTCGTCCAGCACTAACGCGACGTTGATGGTTTCCGGTAAGCGCGGATAGAGATACGGTGCAATCAGTTTCTGAAACATATCCCAACTGGCTTGGTCTAGTTCATCAGTTTTTTCGACTTGCGTCAGCAGGGCCAGAGTTTGCAGCATCTCCGCGGCATGCGCAAAAGCCAGATCGCGCAGAGGACCAACATTGAGCTCAGAAAGCAGTTGATTCGGGATATCCGCATCCGCGAAGAGCTTACTGACTCCCGCGTGCGTGGTCCAAATTTCAACCTGACCCTTTAGTTCCTTGAGAATCGGCAGGAATGCGGGCTGCGCGCTAAAGAGAATCTTCGGTTGTGGCATTGTCACTATGAGATTCCTGTTCCATGGTGGCCGCGAGCCA